ATGACGCCAGAACACTTTAAACAAAACAAAAAGTATTTTCAACGTACTGGGAATAGAAGCGTTCTTAAACAAGTATAGGAAATAACAATGATAGAAATACCAGTCTCTCTTGGAGAGCTTTATGACAAATTTAGTATTTTAGAAATAAAAAAACAAAAGGGTTTAGATGTTGAAAAAGAGCTAAATCTTTTAAAAGAAAAATTGCTTCTTACAGAAGACACAAATAGGATTGCGGGTTCTTTCTATGCGTGTCTTAAAACAGTCAATACACTTTTATGGGATATTGAAGATGATAAAAGACAACACGAGGCTGATCAAGATTTTGGAGAAACCTTTATTGAATTAGCACGGCTTGTGTACATATTAAACGATCATAGGGCTCTACTTAAGAAACATATAAATAAGTATTCAAACAGCGAAATAACAGAAGAAAAGAAGCATTCAGAATACTAAAGAGGAAAAGGTATGGGCATCGAAGATATTTTTGATTTTGGCTTCACCGCAGTTGATGAGAAAGAATTAAATGCTTATCAAGAAGCAGAACAATTAAAACAAGAGGCCGAAAGTAAACTCACTGCTGCTGGTTCAACAGCTACGCACTTACAGGATAAGGTTGATAAACTTTACAATGCTGTTCAACCGTTGCTTAATAATCTAAAAGTGAATCCAGAAAAAGAGTATATCTACTGGCCAGCAAGACTTGATAAGATAGAATCGTTTGAGAAATATCTTTACGATATCTATCAAAGTTAAATAAGGAAAATACTATGATTACGATTATCGTATCTTTTCTTGTGGGTGTAGTTACAGGTGCACTAGTTGCACGTAACAATATCAAGAAGTTGAATGTTCTTGTCGAGGAAGCAAAACAACTTGCTGAAGTCGCGCAAAATGAGCTCAACGAGTTAAAAGCTGATCTTGAAAAGAAACCTACTCGCAAGAGAAAAACTACTTCAAAGAAGTAGAAAAGTGAAACCCCTCAATCGAGGGGTTTTTTATTAGTCTGACGATGTATCACACCGTTCTTGATGCTTGTCAATGATGTGACGTTCTTGAATCAATATTTTCAGTTTCATATTCAAACGAATCATATCGTTATCCAATGACTGAACTTGTTTTTTAAGTTTACCAAGTGAACCTCCACACGCACTTAAAGCAGGTTTTACTTCTTTTGTTACCCACTTCCATACATACCAGATAAAGTATCCAGTAAGCATTAGTGCGATGATTGGAAACCCATACTGACTTATCATGTCAGCCCAGTGATTAAATTCGTATCCACTCATTAGTCGTCCCTACAATCTTCTTTGCCCTCACTCGCTGCAACGCGATCAAGGTTTGGTTCAACACCGAAAGCACTTGAGAAAAGCGCATCGATTTTTACAATGTCATTGTTCATAACATCGCATTTGTTTTCTAATCCGATTAAAGATGCAGAAATACCATCGATCTGATCCTTAACCTGAGCGAGAATAAATTTAAGAATAATAAAAAGAAACCAACCCACACCAAGAGCTACCGTAATCGGTACTCCTACTTGATTAATGAAGTTTAATATATCTCCTTGCATACCTACCTTTACCTTGTTTTAAACGCTTCCCACAGTGATTCATGCTCAAATAACCAAACTCTTTTATTTTTTACCGCCGGGAGTGAAGTAGAATCCGATGATTGCTCCGAGAGTGGAGATAGCGACAAGCGATATGTGTCCTGTTGTAATTGCAACGGTTTCTGAGTTTCCATACGGTATGTGTACGAGTCCCCATAAGAGGTCAACTGCTTGTTTTTGCTCAGGGGGTGTGAATGTGATGAGTTCAATGGTGGGGTAGAGCGTACAGAGGACTGAGATGGCGAAAAAGTTGAGCATGCCGATAAGAGCAATAAAACGCCGAGTAGCCCGTGTAAACCTAGATGTATCTTCATTTGCTTCTCCAAATACGGCTTTCTGAAACTCAACATCAGCCTTTTGGGAAGCCAAGTCTCGAGCCATTTCTCTTTTTTGTTTTGCTTCTCGGGCATCGTTCATTGACTGAAAAATACCACCTACGATTTTTAACATTGATCCCATACCTGTGGCACCAAGTGTTGATAATAACATTGTTACTAATCCAAACATTATCCTATCCTTTTATACATATAAACCACTTTATATGGCATTAAATTATTATGAGCTTCGTCATTTCCAACTGAAGATGTTTCATAATCATTGCCGCCCCCACTTCCAACCGTTGAGCCTGGTTCTTTTGTGTTTCCAAAAAATCCACCATATTGTTGGTCAACTGCTTTTACTTTTGCAAATTGAGAATTGCCATTCACAATCTGATGATCGTGTCTTGGCATTTCACTTATAGTCAGTGTATGTTCAGTTGAACCACCTGTTTCCTCGGCCGTGAATAAATCATATCGTGCATTTGTAGTTCCGTATTCCGTACCACTGGTCTCGCCTGAGACCGTTATGCTGATACTAGTATTATTACTATTTACGTCTGAAATTGTAAATGTTCCATTGGGATTACTACCTCCAGTCAAGCCAGAAGTTGTAATTTTTTGGCCAACAGAAAATTCCTCATTAGCTCTGTTACTCAATGAATTAAGTGATAATTCTATTTGTGTTGCACTTGTTGCTCGCGCTGAAGTTATACTTCTATTGTTCTGTGCAGTTCCAGTGAAAGTAACGCCAGGTTGTCTATAAGGGCCAGTTGAGTTTGCTGTAGTAGAGCCTTCTGCATCAACTCCTACAATACTTCTCTGCGCGGAATAAACTTCCCAAGTACCAAATCCAAGAGCTGTTTGCCAAGCCCCTGCAGTAGAGTGTGCTGTCGTACAGATAACTGTTCCAATAGGATAAAGATCGGTAAAGTTTTTGTCAAACTCTGTATAAGTAAGAGGTTTTTTATCTGCTAATAAATTGACTGCCATTATGTTGCTGTCCTTTCCCACATATAAACGGTTATATAAGGCTGTACATTATTGTGTGATAAATCTCCACCTGCAAAAGACGAATTTTTTATGTTATTACCTTTGCCAGCAACGCTCTTAAACTGTAGGGCACCGTAACCTCGTCTTTGTTCTTCCTTGTTAGAATTTGCATCAGCAGGCGGATGTGAATGTGACGGTATTTCACCAGTGGTTAAAGTGTGTGATAAAGAACCTCCAGTGCTACCCGCCGAAAAGCCAGTACCTTCCCCAAGAAGAACCCGTCCTTCAGCAAATTTTTTCCAAGTTCCATAGCCGATGTAAGTATTTGGACTATTTGGATTGTTAGCATTCATGTATATTGCACCAACCGGATAATGACATAAAAAGTTATTGTCTAATTGTGCTTGTGTTAATTCTTGTCCACTAGTTACTCGTCCAACGAATGCCATTATGCCGTTCTCCGCCAAATATATGCTGTAATATAAGATTGTAAATTATTGTGTGGTTCACCCTCACCTTGAAAAGCTAGCCGATCCAAACCACCACCTGTGACATAGTGTGTATAAGTTGCGCGAGTTCCGTCGATATAACCTGTCCACCTTCCTAGACCACTTAATGCCTCGTTGTAATCTATTGTTTGGTGTTGGTGCTTCGGCATTTCATTAATAGTGAGTTTATGCGATATGTTACCACTATATCCGTTTGAAGTATTAAACCCGCCAAACTCTGTACCCGCAAATCGAGCTTTAGCCTCGGTTAGAGTTGGAGCATTAGTCCCATCTCTTGTCAGGCCAGTTGTTTCGAGTGTTATTGCTTTATCGTTAGCTGCTCCACCTAAGCTACCAAGCCGGTTAATAGTCCACTCTTGATTGGGATTGACACCCGCCATTCCGCTTATTCCAGAAAGTGTTACTCTTTGGCCAGGTGCATACTCATGTGTATGTTTGAAAATTATTGAAAACAAGTTGCCACTCGGGCCTTCTGTTCCAGTAATTGATTGTACAACTGCCGGAGAGTCATTATTTGACTCGTTATGACCCACTAATATGCGTCCTTTACCGAAACTCTCCCAAGTACCAAATCCAATTAAGGTCGATGGGTTAGTTGAATCAGTTGCATTAATATATATTGATCCAACAGGATAGACTGATTTCCAGTTATTGTCCATGTCAATATGGAATAACGGAGATTCGTTTGATCCGGTTGTGGATAAATTAGGCCCAATCAGAGGATTACTCAAGTCTTGAGGAGCGTTTGGAGAATCCATTGTCGCTGTTAGACCGTTCGATTGTCTTATTTTAATAGCCATAATATAGCTATTTATATGTTTTTTTCGTTGACAACCTCTCTAGGTGTGATATATTAGTAGTAGATGATAAAGAAAACACAATACGTTTTGTTGAGAGGAAAAACGGAAAAAGCCTCTAAGTTTCTAAAAGAACATGGGAATATTTGGGAGATTATCTACCACGCAAAGGTGAAAGATACCGAAAATTCTGTAGCGATGTTAGCGGAAAAACAGTACGGTTATAAAGGAAAACGTGATAAATGGGGTGTTTTTAACGAAAATGAATTTGAAATAGTCTCTAAACTGTCGCTAAAAATAATGCAAGAATTACGAAAAAAGATGTTGACAGACGCCGGATTTAAGTGATATTATACGTATAGATGATTGAGGAAAACAAAAACAAAAAAGAAAAGGTTGGTTGAGTTATGGCATATATGAGTCAAGAAATGAAAAAAGAGATAGCACCGTTTGTAAAAGGTGTGTTGAAAAAGTTCGGTTACAAAGGGACTTTAAAAGTTAATAATCATTCTACTCTTGCGGTCAGTATCACCGAGGGCCCCGTTTCTCTAGAAGATATTGCGGGTAAGGAACTAGAAGATTGGCAAAAAGATCGGGGTCAGTATTCAGTAAATCATTATCACATTGATAGTCGCTTTGCTCACAACGAGCCAGTTCGAGACTTCCTCAACGCTCTTAAAGCAGCTATGAATGGAGTTGGTTCAAAAGAATCAAACTATGATAGGTCTGACGTTATGACTGACTACTTCGATGTCGGTTGGTACGTCGATATTAAATTTGGAAATGTTTGGAGTGGTAAAGCTTATAAAAAGATTGGATAAAATTATGGAAAACAAAATAGAAAATAGCATTAATAAGTATCTCAAACACCTTGGCGAAAAATTTACAGTCTTCGCCAACCGATCTCTCACTGCAGCTGCCGATGAATTCATCAACGAGTATGTTGACGGACTGTCTTTCGAGGTTGGTCGGAAGTACATCAAAGTTACAAAAACAGATCGGTCAGGAAGCACAGGTGTCCATAGCTTTATTGTCAATACTAAGAACGATAAAAAGTTTAAGTATGGCGACATTCTGAAAGCTGCAAGCTGGGCTGCTCCGGCTCGAAACTTCGCACGAGGTAATGTCTTCGGTGAATACGGTCACATAAACTGGACTGGTGCTTAATATGGTATTGCAAAAGTTTCCAACAGGAGAGTTTATCGATAAACCCGAACCAACTGCAGACGAAATTATTTACGGCATTCAGTCAGGAATTAAGATGCACCTAGGTGATTTGCAAGAAGGAAAGATTTCAGTAAAAGAGTTTTTGAATAATTCGATTCAATCACTAGAAGTACTAAGGACGGTATATTATGACGCCTGACGAAGAGGTAAAAGACGCGTTGAATAATCTGTATGACGCAATTGCAAAAGCAATTAAAACTGTAGATATGTATCGAGGCCACGATGGCGAGTTACGAGCTCGGTTGTATGATTTAAAAGTGATAATAAGAAAAAAACTAAAAATAATGGAGTAAATGTTATGAAATTTAAAAGCTAAGCATCAGAAGTGGAAAACACGCCAAACAGTAAAAGATGGCGAAAAAGGTATTCTTGCAACACGGGTAGCATAAGGAGACAGATGGGTATTGATCCAAATAAAAACAGCAGTATTGAGTACGAAGGTGGTGGATTCGGACTTCCGCCCTCTCAATACGATATCGAAGACGAAATGAACTTAATGACCAATGGTAATGCTGAGCACAGCTTAAATACCGAATCTGACGATTGGGGGTATTAATGTGAGTGATATTACTAAATCAAAGATTGATTTGAAAAACTTCCCCGATAAGGAAGAAGCAATTGCTATGATTCTAACGTTAGCTAAGCAGTATGGATTGTGGTCAGATCAAGACTACGAGACAATTCAGAAAGAGCTTCAAGAGGTGTTTGCCACTGAAAGCTACGAGAAATTACTTGATAAATTTGATGAATACTTTAGTTCTTATGTAGAATTTATCAATGATCCGCGAAAAAGTACTTGACAAGACTATAGCATTAAGTTAATATGTACCTATGATTAAGACAATATTCATTCTAATATTAGCAGTTGTTTTGGGTTTTGTTTGTTTTGTGCAAGCAGACTTTGAACAAGAGGTCGTGGCAGCTACTCTAATTATGGAAGCTGGTGGTGAGTATCACAAAGGTTCGATGGAAGCGGTTTATGAAGTAATTCACAATCGTGCTAAGAAACGAAGGTCAACTTATGTCGACGAGTGTTTACGCCACCTTCAATTTTCGTGTTGGAATAATATTAAGGTTGAAGACGGAATCAAGAAAGCAAGTAAGCATCCGCGGTGGAATGAGGCATTAATAATAACATATTCTAAATCAAAGACAAACTACACGAAGGGTGCAGATCACTATCATGCGGACTATGTTAATCCGTATTGGAATAAGAAGATGAAAAAGACTACTAAAATAGGTCAACATATTTTTTACAAAGGAAGGTAATTATGGCAGGTAAAGGTAAATTTAAAAAGAACGGTATGGTTATTGCACACGATGAAAAACATACTGGCCCAGAACCAACTTGGGATGACGCCGAGTTTCTATCGGATGAAGGATTGCAAGATCGAATGTTAGATGCTCTACGATTCTATGGATACTATCTAGATCGTGATGACTTCTCAAACTTTGCTATGGCGTGGATGGTCGATGCAGGTTACACACCAGAAGATATAAAAGTTATTCGGAGTATGCCAAAAGAGTTTTCACTTTCAACAAGTGGTAAACTTTGTCGGATGTTTTCACTTGGAATGCCAACGTCATTTAATGGAAAAGACCATGAAGAGTATGTGAAGAATAATGTCGAAATGGCTTTGGAACGGACTCGAATACACATTGCACATAAAAAGTTAGAAGAGAAGGTCGAAGAGGAAGCAAATGAACCAAAACCTGTGCCTCCTATGAAACGCCTTGAGAACAAGGTGTGGGTAAATGTTATTGCTCATATTGATTGGGCTCTTGAAGAGTGGTGTGAAACAAAAAATATTGAAGCAATAAATGTAGCTAATCTTTTGGGTAAAGCCAATATTCCTGCAAAAGGATGTCCCTTTGTTCTTACTTGGTTAGAGAGTTATCTTGAAGATATGAAACTAGCTCAATCGGGTGAAGACGAAGATTGTGTCGAAGGTTATTCATTTTTAACCAAACGAGAACTTAACAAGTGGATCAAAGCCTTTGAGAAGATGAAAGAAGATGTCGAAAAATATCAGAAGGCTCACACAAAGGCAGTTATTCGTACTAAGAAAGTAACGCCAGCAATCAAGCAGGTCGGAAAACTTAAGTTCAATAAGGATGATTCTAAGGTTTCTGCGATGAAGATACCCGGCTCGGTAGTTACAGTTCTATACAATACAAAGAATCGAAAGCTTCAAATATACTATGCCATTGGTCGAAGTGGATTGTCTATTAAGGGCACAAGTATCAAAGACTATGATAAAGATAAAAGCTTTCAGTTTACTGTACGAAAAGGTAAAAACTACGAAGATGTTCTAGCGTCGTTAGGTACTCTTACGAATTTAAAAGATGTTCCCAAAAATAAGAAGCCGGTCAATGGTCGGGTTAATGAACATTGTGCAATAGTGTATGTGAAATAGGAGAGATAATCATGGGTAAGTTTGAATGGTTTGGAGTATTAGCAATTGTTGGTAACTCTCTCGTCTTTGTTCTTTCGGGAGTTGTAGACGGAGATACATGCTGGATGAATGGAATACTAGCGTTAGCGTTACTAGCAGTATATGTGACTGAATATGGAAAGTAATTGGAAAAAAACTTCGGATGAGTTGCTACGAATAACATTCGATGCAGCAAATATGGACGCACCGTATAGAACTCGCGAGTGTGTTATTGATAAGACGTTGAGAATCGCGTCCAATGTAATATCATCAAAAGACGAAAACATCGGTCAGTCCTCGCCGACTGCACGGTATGGTTGTCTTCGATGGAGCAAAGAGGCTTACGATCTGTATCTTTCTTTTCGCAAAGAAGGAATGTCACACAAACAAGCCTGTTACGCCAAAGTGAATGGTAAGTCACCGTACATAAATGAACATGAGTATCCATTATCAATTGTTAAAAAAAGTTTGTTAAACGGCAATTGGAATCTTGACAAACTGAAAGAATATATGTATAGTTATGGCAGTTTTACAGTTGTTACCAAAGAAGAGGATAGACGTTTGAAAACGGTTACAACTATTCACGAAGGAAAGGCTCGTTATTCAAATGCGGGTATTAATGTTTTAAACTTAAAGGAAGATAATGAAACAGAGTAGTAGTCCGCAAACAATAGTAAAGCCAGTACTAACGCCTAAGACACTAAGTAATAGAGCGTCTTTTCTGGTTGAACATGACAAGATGTCATACACCGAAGCTATTGTAGAGATATGTAAAGAGATGGAACTTGAACCAGAAGACGTTGCAAAACTTGTAAGGAAAGGGCCATTGAAAGAAAAGCTTCAAGCAGAAGCAATGAATCGAAATATTATTAAACGAACAACCGCAACTTTATTTTAGGAGATTATTATGAAGCAAGCAGCAGCACAACACATATTAGTTCGTACAGAACAGGAAGCAACTGATTTAAGAGATCAACTCACCGAAGAAAACTTTACTGAAATGGCTGAAAAACATTCAGACTGTTCCAGTGCACAGCGGGGTGGTCATCTTGGATTCTTTGGGCCAGGGCAGATGCTACCCGAATTTGATAAAGCCGTTTGGGAAGCACCAGTTGGAAAGATTGTGGGGCCCGTACAAACACAATGTGGTTATCACTATATTCTAGTTAATCATAAAGCATGAACGGATTCGAGGCATACCAACTATACAACTCGTTGAGGTTACACTTTAGTACGGACTATGATGCCACAAAGTATAACTTCAAGTCACGAGTATCACCTGCTTCGTTTGAGATGAAGAAGGAACGATACTTCTACGAAAAGTTTGCAAGTGTGTATCGTAAAAAAGAAGACTTAATAAATTTTTATACTGCTAACTTTTTACAAGAAGACACTTGGCCATCTGAAATGAGTAATCAGAATTACTTTGATTGGAGAACCAAGATGGAGTCAATCAGTTATATCTTTAATAACAATCTTACAAAAATTCTAGAGGAAGCCACTGAACGCGGGATGCGGTTTAACGATTTGTTTAACGGAACGTTGTTGTATGATATGTACATGAGTGAAGTGCTTGATATCGAAACTCTTGTCATCTTTGAGATGATTCTAAAGAAAAGATATCCGTTGAAAAAAGTGAACGATCCGCTAGGTGTGTACATGCAGTCACGCGATAAAGTATATAAATATCGAAAGATACTAGAATACAATAATACAATTTCACTTGAAAAGATGGCAAATATTTCTATTAAAGTATTGACACCACTCGTTTCTTGTGATAATATACAAACATATAATTGAAATACAAAACTCACTGCAATATTAACTATAGGAGAATGATATGTCATTCGAAGCATTAAAAGCAAATCGTGAAGCCGCGATGGATAAACTCCGAAAGGCTGCTGAAACAACCACTGATAAGTCATACGGTAACGATGGCTTCTGGACTCCCACTGTAGACAAGGCTGGTAACGGTTATGCCGTTATTCGATTCCTTCCTGCTGGTAAGGGTGAAGACTTACCTTGGGTACGCTATTGGGATCATGGGTTTAAGGGCCCAACAGGTCGGTGGTATATTGAGAACTCACTCACATCAGTTGGTCAAAAAGACCCTGTTAGTGAAATGAATTCTTACTTGTGGAATACTGGTCGCGATGAAGACAAAGAACTCGCACGAGCTCGTAAACGTCGTCTACACCATGTATCAAACATCTATGTCGTAACTGACTCGGCTAATCCCGAAAACGAAGGCAAGGTTTTTCTATACAAGTATGGTAAGAAAATCTTTGACAAGATTATGGATGTAATGCAACCGCAGTTTGAAGATGAAACACCAGTAAACCCATTTGATTTTTGGGGTGGTGCCGAATTCAAGTTGAAGATTCGCAACGTTGAAGGTTATCGTAACTACGATAAATCAGAATTCTCTGCACCAGCACCGTTCATTAATGGTGATGACGCTGCTCTGGAGAAGGTATATAATGAACTGAATTCTTTACAGGAATTCGTTGATCCAAAGAACTTCAAATCATACGCTGATCTACAACGTAAGTTGTTTGAAGTACTTGGTGATGAAGCTGCCTCTGTAGGTCTTACATTGGATCAAACAGCTGAATTGAATGAGACAACGGAAGCAGTAGTTGATGCACCTGCTCCTGTTAGTCAACAACCAACTGTATCAGATGCACCCGAATCTGGTTCAGAAGAAGTGAATACTACTAGTAATGATGATGATGATGCATTAAGTTATTTTGCAAAACTCGCCCAGCAAGACTAACTTAGTTTGAAAACGGGAAGAGGTCACAGATTGTGACCTCTTTTTTATTTAAAAGGCCATTGCTTCTTCAGCTTGAACTTGTTTAGAAATAGCAGAATTTCTTTCGCCACTTACATTATTCATTACGACACTAGATGGAGCTCCATTCGTTGAAGCAGGTGTTTCTCGTACAACCACAGGTATAGCTCTTTGTTGTGTTGCTGCTTGAACTTCGTCTTGTGCGTTTTCGACACCTGTTTGAGCTGCAGACATTTTAGCACCGCTATCGTTTTGGGTAGGAGCGGGTGTATTAGCAAAGTCATATAAAGAAGCGGGGATGGGATTTAGATTGACTTCTGTACCACCAAATTGTTTACCAAGTATATTAACATCTGGCGTTTTAAATTTAAAAAGCTCGGCCGGAGGTAATATTGCTCGTAATATTTTTTTAAGAAACTCTTCACCCATATTTTTCATACTAGCAAATGCTGTTTTTATATTACCTACTGGGTCTTGAAAGAATTCGACAATACCATCAACTGCTTTTTGTACAAAATCAAACATCGTACCGATTATATTTGAAATCTGATCTTGGAAGCTAAATTCTTTCAACGCATCAGCTTCTTCGGTAAACCCAAACTTACCCATTAACCAAGCAACTCCATCTTTAAGAAGGTCAAGTGGCATTCCAATAATTCCGTTAATAATACCAGTAACTGCTCCACCTAACTTATCTACAAATGCTCCTGCACTTGTACTAGCATCGGATGTAGTGTTGATAAATCCTTTAATGCCATCGACTATGCCCATAATAATTGTAAGTGGTAGAAAAAGTTTACCTCCAATCCTACCTAAAATTTTACCAGCTTTAAAGAACTTCGGAGCAAATTTTCCAGCAGTTCCAAGGAATTTTTGAAACGGAGAAAAGAATCTTTGTATTACACTTCCGAAAGTTTTAAAGGGTTTAATAATTCTAGTTATTAAACCGGTGCCGGGGCCGGCTCCACCACGAAGAGCTTTAAGTGTTTTACCTAGTTTACTAAAGTCTCTACCTAAGTTTTTAGCAAACTTACTAATATTTTTAATAACAGGATTGTTTAGAACTCTACCCTTAAGTGCCTTAAAGAAATTGGAGATTGGCTGAAAAAAGTTTTTAACACTTTTTACGATACCACTTGCGCGACCTTTTACTAATTTACCTATATCTTTAAAACGAGCAATAATATTAGTAAAAAACGTTTTGATTCTAGTGAAGAGGTCTGTTATTTTCTTAGTAGTTTTAGGAAATAATTTTTTAAGAACTGAGCCAAGACCTTCAAAAAAGCCAATGACAAGGCCTGGAATAAAAGCAATAGATGCAACTAATACACCAAGAACTTGTGCTATAGGTACTTTTAGAAACTTAGAAAGGTTGAGACCAAAACCCTTTTTTTCATCGAGTGGGGCAAGATCGGGTGTGGAAACTCCACCTCCAGCAAGGTTATCGCGAATCTCACTTAATAACTCGATCATTTCGCGACGATTCTCTTCATTCTGTAACTCATTGTTTTTAGTAGATGCGTTTTGTTCACGAATCTCTTGTGTGAGACCCATGATTGCTTTACTTGTATTTGTTACACTCATTTCCTAACCCTTTTGCTTCTCAAGCCTTTCTTTCTCTTCTTCTAAGTGTGTTATCAATAGTGAGACATATATCTCTTTTTCCCATGGCATCAGACTATCTAATTCACTTAAGCTATAATTATGGTGTTGCATCATAGCAAAGTTGGTCTGGTAATAGTTCGCCAGACTCTCATGGGAAATGCTTAGGTAAAAAAACTAGCCAGACCCTCCACAACATATTTATTATGTTGTTCACATTTTCTACAAGTCCATTCGATAGTATGCGAAAGTTTTGGTTGATTTGCAATATAGGTTTCAATCTGACTCATTGTACTACGACTTAATGAATCGATAAACTCACCTAACTCCTTATCATCCACTTCTTCAATCGGATAGACATTATCGTCATCGTAAATAGATTCAATAACACTTGATATAACACTGTTTAAATTATTTTCATCAATTTGTACTAGTTTGTTTAACGAAACAGGCTTAAGTGTCATCCCAACTGTAGGTGTAATCTGTATCTGATTGCTGGGTTCTTCTTCTGGCCGTTGGATTTGTATTTCGTCAATAATCACTTCAACTAGACTTATTTCTTTACAGTCTTTACACTTTACTTCGAGCTCGATTCTCTCGCCCACACTCTTGCCTCTGATCTGTAAAAAGAGATACTCGAAATCGTATGATGTCAGCGAATGTACGTCTAACTTACCAAACGTGCATGATTCGATAACATCTGTAATTGCTCTAATCATTTGTTTTTGGTCGTTTGACTCTTGTGCGATAAGAAGAATCTTCTCTTCTTTTACAAGGAAAGGTCTGAACTCAACGTTCTTTCCTGTCGATGGTAATTGTATGTTGTACTTTGGTGTTTCTATTTTTGGTAGTGCCATAATAACTCCATATTATTTAAATGATACCGCCCGTTCTAATACCACCAATAACATTGTCAATGCTAGACAATGCTGACTTGATTGGTTTTTCAGGGAAGTAATCTTCGTATGCCAATGTAACTGTTACTTTTGATATTTCATCGGTTGAGGCGTTACTTAGTTCAACCGCGTTTAGAGTGATAGGAAAAGCATTAGTAAGTCTAACACCATACACAGGAACATTCTCTCGATTCAATTGTTGAATAACAACATCTGTCGAATATTCATTGCGGTAGTTGACTCTGTAGCTGTTTCTTGGAATGATAGCATCGACCCACTTATCAAACATCTTTCGGATATAAAAATCATTTGTAAGAAGAAACGTAAAATCAACGTCTGTATTGATATAACCATTTGGAAGTTTAATAGGTTGTCTATAGTCAGAGTAGTCTACAGTTGTGACTTGTTTGCCTGGGATACTACAGCTTTCACATAGTAAGGCTATATCCCGCGGATCGTTAATAAAACTAGTTGGTTCAAAAGAACCTGAAAGAAGTTGCGATGCAGCACCTTGTAAGTCAAAGTCAAGAAGAGTTTGTGAAGGTGGTGTCATAAAGATTGCAAACCGATTCGGTTGAGCAGCTCCACCTCTTTTAGAAAAGATTGATTTAAAATCATCTATTCTTGTAGGATTGACAGCATTTTTTATGTTATTAATAAAACTCATATCATCTTCCTTGAATCTTTCCAAACCTTACTTACAGATGCTTTCGCAAAGCTCTCACTTGGTAAGAATAGTGTATAGTCCCACTCCGAAGATGGCACTTGTACAATTCGTGAATCAACATGATTCATTAGATAATGTTTAAAACAAGGTTTAAAAAATTTTGTCTTACTTGCACCTTTTAACCTACTGTATGTAATTCTTAATCTTTCTGTCTGACCTGTGCCTACTTTGAAATCCTGTAATGCGTCAAACAGTCGAGCTCGTAAAATAGGCGGAAGGTAATGTAGATTCAATCCATAAAACCCGCCCTTTGCCTTTTTTACCATCACGACTAAAGGGAATCTATCATAATATGGAAGTTCTTTCTTCCCCTTTGGATCATAATAAAACATATATACTCTGCCGGGAAGAAATCGTTTTACTAAACTATAGTCATCGTCCTTTAAGAGTTGGCGTCGATTAACTCTCTTCATGGCTCGTAAATTTTTACGAAACCATGCTAAACTGTCAGAGGTATTTTTCTGAACACCAGCTTTAAATGCTGCAGCTTGAACCTTATCTTTAAACGTCGCCATACATCTATTTATAAGAAAAACTAGACATATATCGTACTGCGTGGCACCATTGCACGAGGTACAATCAAGAATCGTGTTCTAAGATATAGATTTCCTTGAATCACTGGTTTAGAATCAGCAGTGAATCGTGCGTGGTAGAAAGCCTGAAACTTTGAGCCAGATGAAGGTAAGTCTCCATTGTTCTTTTTAAAATCTGATTGAATTTCATACATGCCATTTATTTTTTTAATAACCATCTTACCAACATGATATTCATCAACGTTTTCGACCCCTCTTTTCTTTCCGAAGTCAATGCCATAGATTGCTTTTAATACTACAGATTTGTCTTTAACTGCTCTTGAATAAGAAGGTTCACCTTTTGACATACCAGTTTTACGGAAATCGGCAGGAACACCATACCCATTTCTGGTTGAGTGATCTTTTGCAACTGCCTCAAGAAAGTCTTTTAGTTCTCGGCTTAATCGATATGCGTTTTTTGTTCCTTTGTCTGTTAAACCACCATACTGCTGTCCAAAAGACTTTAGCTCACCACTGGCTGAAAACTTAGCACCTTTGTGTGAAATAAACATTGTCATGTTTCCATCTAAATCTTCTACGTGGAAATCAGACTTTGGTGTGCCTGGTGTGGAAACAAACTTAGCGCACTTAATAGGTTTTGACAAACCCTTTACCTTTATATGAATAAAATTAACTCGTTCTTCATTGAGTATCTCTCTCAACTGTTTGTTTAGATTTGCAAGTGCACGATCTTCGTCACGAACAGTAGAACCAGCACCTTTACCACCAAACTCAGGCGTTTTAAGAAACTCTTTGGGATATTTGATATCAACTAGTTTACTACCTAGTTTTCCTCTAATCGGAACACCTCCAACTTTGAGTTTAGGTGTTAAAAATATTTTAACTATCTTATCGTATTCACTCTTACTGATAGTGAACTTCCCTTGGTTAGTGGCAAACTCATCGCCTTCTTTTACCTTTTCAAGAAAGACTTCCATGCGATCAGGATTCTCTCGCATCTTTGGATGTCTCAACTCTCCCCATGTTGGTTTATCTGCCATATACTGTTACCATGTACTACTTTTTGAGTGGTGTCAATAGTTTTATTCCTGCAGCTTTTAAAGTATCTTCCGTCCAAATTTGAAACTCCCAACCCCGATCCTTACAATATTGATCGGCTGCTTCCCATTTTGACGTATTTTTCGCGTAAGTCATTACCTCTTTTAAATACTGCTTTGTTTTACGTTTTCTTTTTGGTTCTTTTGTCTGTGCCTTTGGTTTAATCTCAATAAGATAAGTCTTACCATTATCATAAACAATTTTTACATCGATAAAGTATCTATGTCTTTTTCGATCTGTTGCACATATATATGGAATAACGACTTCCTCACTTGACCACTTTACGATCTTTGAGTTATCATCGACCCATTTAAAGACTTGCCTTTCCCATAGTGACCTAAAGAATACTTTCGTTGGATCACCTTCGTACTTTTGTTTGTTTTTCACTGAATAACGACCAGAGTATGCCATAATAATTATACCTTTTTTCTTATAAATAGTATTATTATTTAGGAGATTAATATGCCGTTTGGTTCAATCGGAAGTGCTTTATCGGGATTTGCCAGTGATGTCAAACAAAACGTTTCAGGGCAACTGCAGGAATTAGGAACTTCGCTAAAAAATATAGGTTCTATTGGCCAAGGAGAAAGTGCCGTCGATTACACTGGCCCGTTAGTATTTCCTCACGCACTTCGTAACTTAGATAGACCCTTAATAGTCATGTCTGCTTTTATCAAAGAGGGTTCTGGAAAAGAAACAAAAAGCGAATGGAGACACGTTTTTTTACCAATTCCTCCAACATTATCATTTTCAGATTCGGCCCAGTATAATGAAATTAATCTTGGAATACTTGGTGCTGGAATGCAGGTTGGCCAGCAGGGTGGAGGATTGAACCGAGCAGCAGGTACGGTTTTAACTCAATTGAAATCAATGACTGGATCGGACATATTAGAAACAATTGCGGGTAAAACTAAGTTTGCAGATCAGGCGTCCCTTCTTACAAGAACAGTTGCAAATCCAAACACAAATGTAACATTTACGGGCCACGGAGTAAGGTCGTTTTCTTTTAACTTTACTATGATGGCTAAAGATGCTGAAGAATCCGAAACGATTAGACAAATACACGAGCGGTTTAGGTATTACAATTACGCAGATTTAAGAAGAGGGAACAATTTACTTCTATCCTATCCACCTACATGGCAAATTAGATTTATGGCACCTGTGGCAAAAGAAGAAAATAAAGCTAATCCAACTTTATCAACAAATGGCGCAGACCTAAAAGAAATGAAACACATCCCCCGAATCTTTTCTTGTTATCTGACTAATGTGACAACAACTGTAAACGATCAGGGGAATATGTATTTCGGTAAAGATAATGCACCTCTTTCTGTAAGTGTATCACTAACGTATCAAGAAACAAGAGCATTAAACAGAAAAGACATTCAAGATATGGAAAATGATAAACTTAATAATCGCGGAATAAATGAAGATGGAGTACCTACACTATCTACACCCGTTGAAGGTGATCCAACAATATTAAGCCAAGAAGCTGCTACATTTTTAAACAGAGCTGATGCTAATTTAAGTAAGGCAACTGAAGCACTTAGAGTTAGCGCTGACAAAGCAACAGAAAAAGTAAAGGGTGAAAAATAATGGCATTCTTTAATCAATTTCCTAATAGAACGTATGACTTGAAAAGAGACGGTAGCCTCGTTAATATTCAAGACTTATTCAGAAACGTAGATGTTAATGAACAACTTATTGATAAAGTATCTGCTTATCAGTTCTACAAAATAAAAGATGGAGAAAGACCCGATCAGGCATCATTTAGACTATACCAAAATACTGGATATTACTGGACATTCTTTATTGTAAATGATGATTTAAAAAATGGATATAAAAACTGGCCTAAAAGTTATCAACAACTTCAAGATTTTGTAAAACAAGAATACACTGACTACGCTATTCTAGAATTAAAACCAGACGACTTTAGTAAGGTTGCAGCTATCAGCAACTTCACCTCTTTAAGTTTAGGTTTTCAGTATAACTCCCCTCTTGGACAAAATGAGTCACCTGCTAATGTGTTAGGAACGATTCATAAGATTGACCTTGATACACATCAACTTTGGATTAAAAACCCTTCTACACGTTTAATCAATAGTTTAAATGGCAAAACAAATCACGAAACGTATAAGATTTTCGATACATCTGACGGTGATAACTTTTCGCCAGCTTTTCAACCGCAAGACGGTTGGGGATATGGTGACAATGCAACGGCGTACTATAAAGATGCTAATGGAAAACGAATCGGCATTTATGATAGTCCTAAGCCATCACGAGTAACATATCGTGAGTTTGAAGATGAAGAGAATGAGTCTCTTCGTTCTATTAGAATTGTAAAACCAGATCAGATTGTACAATTTGCTGAATTATATAAGAACTTAATCAATGAGTAATAATATTGACATATCAAGCGGAAAGTCGATAAATCCATCGGCGTTCTCAATTAAGAGTATTAAGATAAGAAGAGCTGACGGTAATCCAGAATTTGATACCGAGATTCATAATCTTGTAACTAAGGTAGTAATCAATGAGTCAATATATGCTCCTTCCTTAACAGCAGAGATAAGTGTAAAGGATACTGTAAACTTACTTGGTTCTCTTCCGATTTTAGGTTCAGAAAAAATACTTATTAATATCGAATCAAGTGGCATTGGAACAGAAGACACAAAAGAAATTGTTTTGGTGTTTAACATAACTGATATTCCAGCATTTGGTAGAGCAGAAAACAGACCTAATATCCAAGCATATACTCTTTCGTGTATTAGCACCCACGCATATCTTTCTAGTCTTAAACAAATATCACGATCATTTAAAGAAAATTTTGAAACCGAGATCGTTCGTATCTTACATGATGATTGTAAGTTTACAGGCACAATTTATGTTGGTAAAGTTTATCCTAATGTGAGTAGAGCTAAAGGCATCATTACAACAAGAACACCCATGCAAGCCGCGGAGTTTTTGAGAAGAAGAAGTGCGGATAACCTTGGTGCACCGTTTTATCTTTTTCAGACTATAAGTGGTAATATATTCTATTATTCAATAAACGAGTTATTAGACAAGCCGACATACTTGACCTATGTAGATGAAAAGGGATATTCCACAAATGCTCAGACTAATGAGAGTTTTATTGAAAGACAGACACGCATACTAGATGTTAAGTCTGAACTCGAAAAGAGTTTATTAAAGCAAGCTAGAAGTGGATTATACGCATCTAGAAATAACTATCTTGATACGTCTGTAAAAACCTTTGAGACCAACCAATACTCTTTTCCATTGGACTTAAATCCTATAGTAGATGATAAAAAGTTTTCTGACTTTAAGACCGCGTTTGATGTTTACATTCCAACTAACGAATTGGCCTATTCGACTACGGTTAATGCAGAAGATTATAATACAAACAATATCCGAAAGAAAAGATCACACACAATGCGTGCTTATGCAGCAAGTCTAAAGTCACAGACACAGGAGATAGTTTTAAATGGAGACTTAAATCTGAATGCAGGCCGAAAGATTAATTTAAAGTTTCCTAAAGCAGTTGACCCGCAGGAGAGAGAAGCAAGCGATATCGAAGACTTTGATCCATCTTTGAGTGGAGACCATATTGTTACGGATGTGACACACAGATTCCAAAATGATGAATACTTTATAAATGCAATTGCGAGAAAAATATGATAGCGTCGAGTACAGAGAATCTAGTTGGCAATCAGGCATTCGTTTGGTTTACAGGTGTGGTTGAGGATATTAATGACCCCTTAGAGATGGGTAGAGTAAGAGTTCGCTGTTTTGGTTATCACACTGCTGTAAAGTCTCAAATACCAACTAGTGACCTTCCTTGGGCTTCGGTTCTAATGCCTGTTACATCGGCATCGATGGCAGAGGTTGGACAATCGGCAACGGGATTACTTCAAGGCAGTTGGGTTGTTGGTTTCTTCCGAGATGGTACAAGTGTACAAGACCCTTTGGTAATGGGAACAATACCTGCTTATACTTCAGTAAAGAAAAATAATCCAGAATTAGGTTTCTCTGATCCTGACGGCATACATCCTTTGACGACTAATGTTACGGATAATCCTATAGCCTCCAAAAGTAATTTTACCGAATCATACGCCTATGTCAAGAAGAATGAAGCAAGAAGTACCTACACCTCTATTCCTATTGCTAACAAATCCTCTACTTGGAACTTAATTCCCCTAACCGATATCGTAACGCCTCAGTATCCACATAATCACGTAACCGCATTTGAGAATGATGCTAATACTGTTGAGTATGATTCCACCTCTGGTTCCGAAAGGTTTTCTCATGTGCATAAATCGGGAACGTCGACTGAGATTGACAGTAATGGTAATCACACACAAATCATTGAAGGGGCTGGATATAAAGTTGTCGCCGAAGGAGAAAATGTTTATATCAAGGGCGGTTGCAACTTGACCATCGACGGTGGATGTAATACAAGAATCAAGGGTGACTGGAATATTGAAGTGCGAGGAAATAAAACTGAAAAGATTTACGGAAACGTAGACGAAGATGTTACAGGCACATACACATTAGATGCACCAACAGGAAGTATAGACTTCCCTGCAGGTAATATCACATCTAATTCAGTAACACTTCATACTCATACACACTCTCAGCCGGCTGATAAAGATGTTCCACCTGATCCTCAATCAGAAACTAATGCACCAACGAGTGGAACATAAATTTAACGAAAGTATATAAATAGAGTCATGGCATTATCAGATTTTAATAATAACACAGGTTCAACACGAGTTGCGGTTAAGAGAAAGTATGCTGACTTACCACTATCGTTTCTAAAGCATCCAGGCACAGGTGATATTAGACCATTGAAAGACATCGATGCAGTAAAACAAAGTGTAAAGAATCTGATATTGACTAATTTTGGAGAAAGACCTTTTCAGCAAGGGTTAGGTGGTAATGTTACATCTTACCTTTTTGAACCTGGCAGTGGAATAACATCATATACTATTCAAGAAGAAATAAAAAAAGTGCTAGAAGAACATGAGCCGAGAGTAAACGGTGTGACAGTTTCAGTTATTGACGATCTAGATAGAAATGGCTTTATTGTCAACTTACAATATAATGTTTTAGCTCTCAATACAGAAGTTGAATCTTCATTCTATTTAAAGAGGTTAAGGTAAATGGCTAAACAATTAAATACAACCGAACTTGATTTTGATAAGATCAAGGCAAATCTAAAAGACTATTTTAAGAATAGTGATTCAACCTTTGCCGATTATGACTATGAAGGTTCAGGACTTAACAACCTTCTTGATATCCTTGCTTATAATACTCATTATAATGCACTCAATGCCCACATGGCCGTAAATGAGTCTTTTATCGATACTGCACAGGTTCGTTCAAATGTAGTATCACACGCTAAGTTGATTGGTTATATTCCACGAAGTGTAAGGGCCCCATTAGCTACAGTTGCCCTTAAACTTAAAAGATCATCTGGTACAGCAACCTCAGCCACTCTACCTGCCAACTCTACTTTTGAAACAACTGTTGGCGGAGTTACATACACATATCAAACACTCGCAGATGTTAAATCGTCACGGTATAATTCTGATTCTGGAAACTTTGAATTTGATTCCCTTTCTTTGTTTGAAGGAACGCTCAGAACAAGCCAATTCTTTTTTAATGACAACAACAATCAAAAGTTTGTAATCAGAGATGCTTTAATAGATACTTCAACAATGAAGGTTACTGTTAAGGAAAGTGCTACAGCACAGACATCAACAACTTATACGCCTTATTCTTCTGAAGCAGACGTTGGAGCTAATACAAGTGTTTACTTCCTATCAGAAAACTACGAGGGATTTTATCAACTAGAATTTGGTGATGGTATTGTTGGTAAGAAACCTAACGTTGGCTCTGTTATAACTGTTACATATTTGTCAACTTCTTTTACAGATTCAAACGGTGCTAATAGTTTTACCTATACTGGATCGTTCCCAACGGATACTGAACTTGCTGACGCTGGAGCAGTAACAGTATCTTCTGTATCGTCAGGCGGGGCAGCAAGAGAATCAGTTGAGAGTATTCAAATCAATGCACCGAGAGGATTTATTACACAAGACAGAGCTGTTACGACACAGGACTATGAGGCAGTTGTAAAAGGAATTATCGGAGACCTTCAAGACGTTTCCGTTTATGGAGGGCAAACACTCAATCCTCCACAGTATGGTAAAGTATTTATTTCAGTAAAACCACAATCATCTTTATTCTTAACAGATGCACAGAAGTCTTCTATCTTAGCTGCTCTCGAAAGAAAAAGAGTTATTACCGTTATTCCAGAAATCGTTGATCCCGACTACACTTACCTTTACTTTAATGTTTACTTTAAATATGATACAAGTGCAACAGACCAAAACAGCGATCAAATAAAAGCTTCTGTTTTAAATAAGATTTCGACATTTAGTGGAACCTTCCTTGAACAGTTTGGAAATAACTTTAGATATTCTAAATTCCTTGCGGATGTGGACTCTACTGATACTTCAATCAAAGGTTCAATTGCTCAAATCTACGCGTATAAAAATGTTGTTTTCAGTTCTGCATCTACTGCAGGACTTTCTACATCCTTTGGATTCCCACTACTTGGCGATATTAATCAAACGAATCCAATGATGACCAGCACTGGTTGGGAGTATAACAACAAACTATATTTCCTTGAGGACGTTGCAATTTCAGGAGATGCAACTAAGAGAAGAATACAAAAATATTATATTGCTAATAACAGTGTTAAAGTGGTTGAAGAGCGAGAAGTTGGTTTCTTATATCCCGAAACTGGTGCTATTACACTTGATAATCAGCAGGTAGAAGAACCAAACGCAACCATTGAGCTCAAAGTAATTCCAAGATCATACGATGTACCAGGCGTAGAAAATAAAATTTTAACTATTGATCTTGCTAAAACAAATATATTCCCTGATGCAAATCTTTCTGGAACAAGTGGAGATATCATACCATCTTCGGTGTATAACATTCAAACAACAGGAGCAGCAACTGGCTTCAATCCATTCACAACTGCAGGTACATTTGTCCCTCACACAATGTATGATCCTGTAACTGGCATTGGTTATTCGGCAAATACTTATGAAGAACATTTACTTTATGAATCATTAGGTTATGTACATACAAGGCCTACTGTTTCTGCAGGAACATCAGCATCTGGCTCATCGTTCGGTGCAGGAGGTATTGTTTCGACAGGAACGTCAGGATCAACATCATCAACTACTACTACCACCACTCCATCAACTCCATCTTCTGGTGGAAGCGGGTATAGTTATTAAAAATGAAGAATCTTGAAAACATTAGAATAGATGAGTTATTACCAGATCAGTTAAGAGAGACTGCAGCTAATCTACTTGCATTTTTAAAAGTATATTACACACAACAAAACCAAGACAGTGCACCAACTCAACTTATTCAGTTCTTAAATGAAAACCAAGACTTAGATAGAGTTGCTGATGACAAGTTTATTAACACAATTGCTGATTCAATTGCTAAGGACATTCCTAAGTCAGTACACGTTGAAAGAACAAGACTACTAAAGAGACTCGTTGATTATTATAATCTTAAAGGAACAAAAAGATCAATTGAGATTTTCTTTAGATTATTCTTTAATAAAAGTATTAAGATCACCGAGCCGTGGGAGAATGTACTTATTCCTTCGGATGGTAGATTTTCGACAAATCCATTTGTCCGTATTGTTGCAGACTCTCCAAATTCCGTTCCTTCTTCAATTGTTGGTAAGACTATATTTCAGAAAAACAGATATGGGGCTAACGATGCACAAGGTTTTGTAAATAGACTCGAAAAAAGAGAATATGACGAAACCATCTATACTATTTACTTTGACGAATCATCGGTTGTAGGAACTTTTGTTCCTGGCCAAAAACTAGTTGACTCAAATGACTTTAATTACGGAACACTTTATCGATCATTAAGCAGTGTTACTATTAACAATGGCGGATCAGGTTACAAAGTAGGTGATAGACTTTTTCTAGACACAAGAGATAACACTTCTTTTGAATTAATAGTAAGAAATGTAAATGATAGAGGCGTAATACAAGGATTAAAAATAGTTGACCTTGGTGCAGGTAATACTATTGGTTCTCTGCCAGTAAAAGCAGAAGATTTTAAAATACAAGGTAATACAGATACAGTTGCGTCTTTTTTACGTCTTAAAAGAAAAGACGGCGCAACCTTAAAACCTGATGGAGTTCAGGGCGATCTTGTAGATTTAACATATAATTTTTCAGCATTAGTTACCACTATAGGTTCAGCACCTGGCATTAAAGGTAGACTTTCGGATGGGATTGTAACACAGGATTCTGAATACTACCAAAAATTTAGTTACGAACTCACGACAGACTTACCCTTTTCATCATTCAGAAAATCATTTAATGATATTATTCACCCATCCGGCTATAAAGTATTTAACGTAATTAGAAGAGAAACAACCCCTCCAATCGGATTTGGTTTTGATAAATCTTTAGCCGAAATTAAAAAAATTGTTTCAGCTGTCTTTCAGCCGGGTAATGGTACAGATGTTCCACATATCTATGCTGGATTCGGCGATACCGATATTGATTATGAAGGTGATCCCGATGAAGATCGCCCCGATGAAAAAATTCCGTTAATCGCTGTTTCTGGTATTGCAAGAGACAATTTCACGACTTTTCAAAGTCCTTCTAGTGTAGCAGCAACAAATAAAGTGACAATTGAAAACGCCGAAAACGCTGC